TGTCCACGTTTTCTATGACGTAGTAGGGATTTCCTATGGATTTTGTGACCATGCTTTTCTAGAACTCTGGCAAGCATCGCCATTGAGGTATCAGAACTATCTATTGCTTTGAGTAAGGCTTCTGATTCTTTAGGGGGTAATTGCTTTAGTAATGTTCCAACAGTGCATACGTTTGTATGACTGGGAATACTGGCTATGTCATCTAAGAATGACACCATAGACCACCTTTCGGATAGGTTAAGACAAGCGTAACCCAGAGGTCAGTCAGTTTGCGGATTTCTTAGGGCGTGTTGCAGGCTTTGTAACCAGTTCCTCAATAGCAACAACGCGCTTTTCTATGTCACTTTGCTTAGACTCAATGCGGTTTACAGTCTGAGCTACATCGCTAAGGCTTTTGCCGCCATTGGCATTTGGGGAAATTGGGTAAGTAGCTTGATCTATGTAAGCCTTAATCGGCTTTACAACTACCCATTTGACGAACAGACCAACAGCACCGGCAATAGTTGTCAGTGCTGCTGCGTATTGAGCGATTACAAGAATAGACATTATGGAATAGCCAACTTAGTTTCGCGTGTGGTGATTGTTGCCTTGCCGTTTACCTTGACCTGAAAGACAACAGGCTGATCTTTAACAGCTTGAAACATCCAGTTATCTTTGACGAACGTAGTGCCACCTTTGTTTAGTGGCTTGGTTTCATAACCCGTTGCATCGTTGATGCCTTTAGGGTCGCGCACCCAGCGAATTGTCAGCTCAGTTGCGCCACCGATTTTAGGGGTCTTGACGTTTAGGTAAGCAGACCAGAACGCACCATACTTGCTGTTCTCATTTGGCACTAGGGCAGTTAGTCCAGATGCTTCAACTGAAGTCCATTCATCAGGGGTTAGAACCTGTGTAGGGTTCTTGCTCTTAGCGTCTGACTTGCGTGAAATGTATTGGCTCATGCTTCCATCCACCTTTTAGGATTGACGTGCTTCTTAGGATTCCAAGTGCGACTAGCAAGGATTTGAAAGTGTAAATGTGGCGCAGTGCTTCTACCTGTGTTACCTGAGTAACCAACCAATTCCCCACGCTGAACACGCTGACCAACGCGAACTGCAACTTTAGATAGGTGGCAATAGCCAGCCCAAAGCCCTGCATCGCCGTCTGAGAACTTGTCGTTGTCTACTATGACATGAATACCAAAAGCAGTTCCCCAGCCCTTACGGAACTTGTGAACGCCAGCGTGAACCACTGTGCCAGTTACAGCTGCATAGACTGGCGTGCCAACTTTGGCTCTGCCGTCAATGCCTTTGTGAATCGTGCCGTTTGAATACTTAGCACCATAAGGAAACGTTGTGACCCACGCCTTCAATGGGGATGCCATTATTCATCCACTCCAACATCAGTGCCAAAGCGTTCATCGGCAGGGTTAAGCCACGAGATCAAAACAGGCAGGCTAGAAGCAAGAGCAATGGCGATTGCAGGATGCAGATTCAGGTCATTGGCGTTAAGGATTACCCAACCCAAAACACCTGCTCCAAATGTGCGTAGAAAAGATGCGAGTGGTGAAGTGGCGAACCAGATTTGTAATTGTTCCATTGCATTAGTTTAGCAAAGCAGAATGCCCGACCTTTTGAGTCGAGCATTCAAGTCACGCGCTAAGCATCGTGAGGTGGTAGTTCTAGTTTACAGTGCAGCCACTTCGTCAGCAGTTAGACCAAGTGCAGCCAACTTAGCAAGTGCAGATTCACGCGCTGCAACTTTGGCATCTGCTTCTGCTTGACGTGCTTCATAGTCTGCTTGAATTGCTGCACGTTCAGCAATTTCTTCTGCTGTAAGTGGGCGTTCTGTTACTTCACCTGTTGCAGCATCTAAGATCACTGCTTTTAATGTTTCAGTCATTATGAGTTCCTGTATCCATAGATTCTGATTGTTCCTGACATTGTAGAACCACCAACGGCAGATGCCATATAGAAATCCGTATAACTATTTGTATTGTTCAAAAAACCGCTTACAATTCTTGTTCCTGCTCCAGATGTTCTAGCATCTGAACCTTGGCTTTGTATAGAAGTTGTAGTTGCTAAAAACGGATTTTGTATTTCAATCCAACCACCAGTGCGACCACTTGCATTTGTAACAATTCCCGGAGCATAACTTGTTTGATTGTTAGCATTAGATGCTGCTGCGCTTGTGCCTGAATAAGAAGAACCGCCTGAAATTTCACACCAATAATAACCAGTGGCAGCATTTCCAATTCTTACAGATAAACCAGTATCTGTGGAAGTTGTTAAATTACTAATAACAACACGATAAGAATCATAAGTTGCGCTAAATACATTAGCAACTGTGATTGTGGAAGCAGTTGTGAAACTTGCATTTGCAAGCAATGTTTGACCATAAGGTGTCTGCCATTGTGAACCTGTGTAAGTTTCAATCTGTGGAATAGATGCAGTACCAGTAACACCAATGTAGGAAGTCATGCCTGTTGAAGGTGTAGGAATAGCTGAAGAACGTGCAGCCGTACCACCAAAGACCATAACGGATTGTTCCATTAGGTATGTGTTCACATCACTAGCAGTTAATACTTCACCTGCTGTGAATGTCTTTTTACCAGCACCAGCCATTTTGTTTTACTCCTGTGTTGTTTCTAAGTTTAGCGTGGGAGCAGATGCAACCATTGCTTGATAGTTTGCGTATTCTTCATCTGTCATTTCACGAACTTCATTGTCAATCTGAATAAGTGGTTTGCTCATAATTTCCTACTTTGTATATCCATAAACTTGAATCGTGCCACCAGTTAAAGTTCCTGCACCAGCGATTAAAGTGAATCCTGTGTAACTAGCCAAAGAATCACAAATACCTTGCGCTCTACCAGTGTTAACCGTATCGTAAAAAGTTCCACTAATCATTTTTTGTTCAGTTAGGAATGGGGCATTTATTTCAATTTGTGCGCTAAGTGAATAAAGATTAGCAACACCCATGTAAGGCAAAGATGCCACATTGCTTGAACCGACTGCGTTTACTGCTCCACCAGCATAAGGCGAGTAGATAAGTGAGCCGTAGTAACCAGTAGCAACTCCAGTTAATTGAAAACGTAAGTCAGCATTTGCACTGCCACCTACACCGCCAGAAACAAGAATTCTGTAATTGTCATAAGTTGCACTAAAAGCGTTAGTCACTGAAACTGATGAAACACCCGTACCAATGGTCTGTGTTTTAACTAAACGCATACCGATAGGTTCAGTTAGCAAGTAACCTTCAATGGCTTCAATCGCATCGTTAGCGTTTGCATGTTGCGTTGAATGTGAAGGCAGGTTTAGAGAATCGTTAGCTGTTGGGTTAGTAAAGTTATCCACGCTTGTTGGAAAGTTAGTTGCCATTGTTCACCTTAGAAACCGAGTATGTATCCAAATTCTTCTTGTCCATCGTATCGCACAAGGTCATCATCGTACGAAGTACCTATGTCATCGTATAACGGCAACGCTCCACCAAGTCTGCCGTAAATAGGATCATCAAGAATAAGTGGGAAGTCCTGAACAGAACCAAAGTCAAACGTGACTGTGTGAGTGTCAATGCCAATGCTGTGCTTGATGCCTGTGACTAAGCCGTATCGCTCAATTGCTGGCGGGATTCCGTTAGGCGTAAACACAATCTTGATAACGTCTTGAATCTCAACGGCTAGAAGTTCAGCTTGATCTGCTGTGTTCTTGTCGTGCAGGGTTACTTGCAAACTGCTAAAGCGTAGCTCTGGCTGGTCGTAGCGACCAAGCAAATAGTCAGCTAGTTCTAGGGAGTCAGAATCGCTAGTTAAAAGCAGACCGTCTAGGGATAAAGTCTGTACACCGTAAATGTCTTGGGATGCAGGGTTGTCTGCTACCTGTGGCGTTCCACCTTCGCGTGTAACTACAACGCGGTTGTAAAGGTTCTCTGAGCCGTAGATAACGGAAATGTTGTTGTATCCGACAGACTCAGCGCGACCATCATCAGCAAAAATAAGCGTGTCTACAAGTGGTGGAACAGTGATGCGGTCACGGAATGTAACTGCGCCAGCCTTAGACATAAACAATGCGCCGGGTTCTGTGGACTCCACTAGCTGTAAATACTGAAGCGCATTGGTGTTCTCAGTTACGGTGTCTGCTTGCAGGGTTTCCTGACCAGCATCTATGTCACGCTCACCAGCAGGCCAAGCAACTTCAGGGCGGTTCAAGATTGTTTCAATGCGTTCACCAGATAACTGAGTTACGTTTGTGAATGAGTCAATCTGGGTAGCCGATAACTGCAAGAAACCATCTATGCAACTAATCGAAGCGTAAGACTTACCGCCTAGCTCGTAGCTTAAATCCCAATCGTCTATGTAGCCCGTGAACTGACGGATGCCGTTAGTTTCAATAACCACCTGCTTACGCGGCAGAATCTGGGAACGGTACGGGCTATCCTCATAGAACGGGTCAAAGGTTCTATCGTCATTGTGTAGGGTAACTGATGCGTTGCCTGCGGTGAAGCGGTCTAGTTCCCGTGACTTGCCCCGTGAAATAGAAGCATTAGCGACATGGTGAGTAACATCAACCAGAACATCGCCACCAAGAACATAGTCGCTATCAAGAACGCCACGAACTGGATCATCAAGCGCAAAGAATGAACCACCTGATGCTGTGAGGTCAAACGCAATGTAGACCTTAGTTTCTGGATTAGCCATTTATGCGCTCGCAAATACCGGGCCACTGGCACGCTCGTATCTCTTAATGGCATCCACAATTTCACGACCAATGGAAGCACCGTCTGCGCCCATACCTGCGTTTACAGTTACGTTGAATGTGTTGCCCATGCCTGCATTGCGACCTGATAACGGCACAACAGCTTCAGGGCCTGCTTCACCGATAAGTGCAAGGGTTGGGCCTGTAACAATGCCACCCTTAGCAAAGGCAGGAATTTCAACGCCAAGAGATGCAGCAAGGGCTTCAATGTCTTTGCGCTCGCCAGCACTGATCTTTGTACCCTTTTTGGACTTCTTGCTTCTAGCGTTAGCGATAGCCGCATTGACTTGGTTGATAGCTCCCTGATTTATCAGCGAACCGTCAGCGTTGATAGTAAAGCCAGCAGCAGCGATAGCCGCCTTGACACCATCTACAAGGGCTTGACCTGCGGTGATACCTGCTGTGTAGAACTGTGAAGCAGCCGATTCACCAACAGCATCAGCTACGGATTGGGTGGCACTAACAAGAGTGTTGATTTGATTTACAACAGTTGCGCCACCGGCAATAATTTCATCGGCAATCTTAGTTCCAGCATCTGCGCCTGCGGCTAGTACCTGACTAATAGCAGATTCAGACAGACCCATTGCTAGAAGTTGCTTGACCTTACTTCCAAAGTCAGCAGCCTTAGCCGCTTGAGCAACTAGGTTTTCAAGGAATGAGCCAGACTCAGCAGTAGCAGCAGCACCAAAATCTATGATCCCGGTGATCGCACTCTTAACAGTATCTTTAAAACTTGCGTATGCATCTTTAGCCTTAGCCAGAATGTCATTGCTACGAGCTAGTTCATCGCCCAACTTAGCCATTGCTTGTTGCGCTAACTTCCCGGCATCACTTAATCCCTTAACAGCAGTAGCCGCCTTAGCAGCCTTACTTGCCATGCCACCTAAGCCGGTATCGGTTTCAGGTACAGCAACAGCAACAGGCGGCACTCGACCTTGCTTAACGCTCTTAATCCCAGCATTGTCTAGTTCATCAGCTGCGCGACTTGCGGCTAGAGCTACGGCGTTGATCGTGACGATTGTGCCTTGTGCAGCCTGTGACATACCCCGGAACGCTTTAGTTCCGTTGCTTTCCATAATGCGAATAGTCTTGTCGGTAGCAGTAGCTTGAATTCGTGTTTCAATCAACTTGCCAATGACAAGCCCTAGACCGACTACTAATAGACCAATTCCTGTGCTTGCCAACGCACCACGAATAGCGGTTGCCAATACTCCAAAACCTGCTGCGCCATAAAGAGTTGCAATTCTCATTGTTGTCAAAGCAGAAGTTACCGCAGCAATAATAGGTGGCCCGACAGTAAGAGCGACCATAGCAATTTTCATACCGATCAAAGCAAGCGCAACATCTTTAATAATTTTGGCAAGACCAGTCATGTTGTTTAGCAAATTAGAAACTTCAACAGCAGCAGTTTTGAAACCGCCAGCCAGTCCTTGTTCACTAAATGCCGTAGTTGTGTTTTTAATAGCTGGAAGTAAATCTTGATTTAACGCTGTTACAACATTTAGAACAATAGGCAACAAGGCTTCGCCAAAGCCAGCCTTAGCATCATCCAAGCCTGCCTTTAAGAACTTTAATTGGTTAGCAAGTCCACCAGCAGTACGGGCTACGTCACCCTGAGCTAGTGCGCTGTCTTTCATAATTAACGAATAGGCAGCCTGTGTCTTGATAGCCTGTGGCAAAGTGCCTTTAGTGGTTTTAATTAAACCATCTGCTAAAGCCTGTTCTTTAAGTCTTGCTTCATTAAGCGCAATACCAAAACGCTTTAAGGGTTCTGTTTCACCAGATAAACCTGAGCGCAACGCAAGTAAAGCATCTTCAATAGGTACGTTATTAAACGATGCAAGATCAGCAGCAAGTGTAACAAGGGCCTGCGACATTTTGGCAGACTCTTGTTCGTTGATTCCAAATGCTCTGAACAAGTTGCCATAAGTTCCAGCAGCTTCTAATGCAGCTTGACGGCTAACACCTAATGCACTTGCAGTAGTTCTTGACCATTCTTGAATTGCCTGAGCGTTTTTACCAAAAACTGTGTTTGTCTTAGCAATAGATTCTGAAAGATTAGATGCAGCCATTACCGTAGACTGCAAGCCCTTTACGGTTGCTGCAATACCAATTCCGGCAAGAGCAGTTTTAAGAATGTTTGCTTGTTTAGTAATTCCTTGAAACGATTTATCAGCCTGATTAACGCCTTTAGGGTCAAAGGTAGACAGAATTGGAACAATAATTGCCATAACTTTTTAACCTTTTTTTAGACTGTCATTGTACGTTTTAGTCAATTTCCTAATTGTACCAACTAACTGATCTTGGATATATGGGATTTCTCGTTCAGCAGCAGGGTAGACATAACGAGATGCTTTCTGTTGTGAATTTAACTTACGAATCATTGCCCGACCAGAAGCAGTTTTGCCTTTAGCTTTGCGACCTGCCATGTCTGCAATTTGAAATGCAGCAGCACCAGAGCCTGATTTACCTTTACCACCAACCACAATAGAAACTAATGGATTGCCCCGGCGTTCTGCCTTTTTAGAAAAGTTGGTTTTAACTTTTGCAGTTACGCCAGATGGATTCCACCCGGTACGTCCTCTGTGGATCATTCCTTTAAGTGGTGCTTCAGTTGGGATGTTGGCTTTAACAGCATTAGCAACTGGTTGTGCGCCAGTTCTCAAATCTTTTCTAGCTTGCTTAACTATTTCTTTATCTATGCTATTTAGGATTTTTACAGTTTCTGCAATACCAGTTATCTTTGAAACCGCCATTTTTACCCCTGACTATTGCGCCAACGCAGGTACATACTCATAGTAAAAAGCATACGCTCAGATTCTTGCATTAAAACTGACGGAGCAATGCCAGTTTCACACGCAAGATAAGCCAAATACCAGTGTTGGGATGAGTCACCCAACCCAACTATTTTGGGCTTTCGTCACTCGCTTCAATAGTTTCTACGTCATCGCACCAATCTTCAAACGTCTTCTTGGTTTTACCCTGACGTTCTAACCAGTGCCATGCAAGCCATAACAAATCGGTAATCCGAAAATCTGTCTCAAGCGAAGCAACAGACTTGGTGAACTTGTCCTCAAAGGCAACAAGGTCACGCGCAGTAGCAGAAACTTCTTCTATCGATTTATCATTAAAAGTAACGCGCAGGTTGATCTTCATAGTTACGCGCTAGTTCCGCGTGTGACTGTGCCAGATACAGGCCAAGTTACAGACAAGGTAGCGATATCGCCAACGCTTGATGCAAATGGTGAGTAGCTGTTCACCAAGCAAGTTGCTGTGTATGAAGGATTGGTGCTGTTTACAGTTCCTGAAGTTGGAACGATAACAACAGTAGCCAAAGTGTTAAGCAATGGGTACAAAGTTGCATCTACTGAAGATGAACCAAAGTCCTGCATGAATTGAAGAGTTAAAGAACCGGACTTTAGACCGCCGATACGGGTGCGCCATTCGCCACCGAAAGCAGTTGTTTCTAAATCGTCTGATTCAATAGACAGTTCAACGCTGTTTAGGTTTGTTGAAAAGTTTGTGCCGTTTACAGTTACCTTGTAATCGGTGGCTGCGAATTTCGCCATGTTGTGTTGCTCCCTTAGTCTGCGTAGCAGAGAACTACGAACTCTGCTGATAAATAGTTTACCTCACCAACAAGTAGTTCTCCATAGTTGCGCATGTCTGTAACTCTGGTATCGAACGCCTTGCCACCAAGTGTCTTATTAGATTCTATTGCTAGTTTGATACTGCTTGCCCCGGTGCTGGAACAGTAAGCATCTATTGAGTTTTGCCCGGAACGCTCTGATTGCCTGCCCACAATTACCTGAACTGAAAAAGTGTAGGTCTGCATTCCGCGCTGAAAAGTATCGTCATAGTTCACAGTAATTGGAAAAACAATGGCAACAGGTGGATTTATGTTGTCGGGCTGAAAGTCAGAAACCCTTAGCCCTGAGATTGTGGCTAGGTTTGCTTTAATTCCAGCGCGAAGCTCTGAAATAGAAGCCATTAGACAAAATTCCTAACCCGGCGATAAGGCGCGACCAACTGCTCAACATCAGGATCTAGGTAACGACTAACGCGCATTGCGCCCATATCACCAAATCCAGCAATACCAAGTGGAGAGTCTAAACGCTTGAAGATACGGCTAGATTGAATAATGCAAGCTTGTGTAATTGAAATAGGCACAGATGCCCAACCAAAAACTGCGGTGAGTTTGACTAAAGCCTGATCTGCTTCTACCGGGAATAGGTAATTTTCAACAGCGCGAATGCGTGTGTATGGAACAGCAAGCCCGTCTACGTTTCCATTAAGTGGTTCTAACTGATAATCTCCAACAGCCCAAGTCGTATCAAATACGCCATCGCCTGCTGATGAAGTTTGTAAAGTTATGGCAGTTCCAGAAACGTCATCTATCTGAGTAATGAAAGAATCTTCTGCTGCGTAGTAGCGCGTAGCAGTACCGGATGAATAGAAGTAACGCCCAGCATGACCATCAATAGCCCGTGATGCAGACTCAACAGCCATTTCTAATAGTGCATCATCTACGTTGTCTGAAATACGCAAAGCTGATTTAACTTGTGCAAGTGTGGCGTAGCCGTTTGTGATTGCCAATGGAAACTCCTAAAGTCTGTTCCTATTGTACGGCAGATACAAAAAAGCCCCCAGTTTCCTAGGGGCTAATTGTTAGGCAACCAACTTGTAAGGTTTGCTGTATTTTCCAATGTTGATGTCTATGTACCAACCAACGTTGAAGTAATCGGTTTGAATGTCGCTTTCATCCCAGTTGCCTGCGTTCATTGCTTCGATCAATTCAGTCATTGCTTCCAAAGCAACGCCAGTGAAATCCTTTTTGTACCAGTAAGGATTAACTTGAATGTCCTCGCTGATGTACTTGGTTTCTGCGTTTTGCTTTTTTGCAGTTTCAATCATGTTCTCGTAAAAGTTGATTGGGCCTTCTGAAATGTTCAACACCAAGGATGAATGATTTCTTACAGCCAACGAACCCTTAAGACCATACTTCTTCAAGATAGCCTTGATAACTGGTGCTTTTTCTGCTTTGTTTTCTTGACTCATAAAAGCCATTTTGCTACTCCTTCTTTTTGACTACATTCTTATTGTTTCAGTTTGTATAACGTTTGTCAAGCCCTTTTAGCCAAAACAGCCAAAATTTCTTTAGCTATTTCTTTTTGTTTTTTGATCATTTCTTCATGGACAGAAACAGCAACTTCATATGCTTTCTCAACCATTTCAGCAGAAACTTCCCACCGCGACTCAATCAAGAACTCGCTCATCTCACTACTCCCTAAAACGCCCTACATAAGAATTATCCCATAATGTATAACAGTTGTCAAGAGTAAAAGGCGTTTATTTACAGGGTTTTTCTTTCTTTTAATGCCCTGCGGATGCCTTCGCGCAAAGAGATTTGAGGTCTAAAGTAATGATGTGATTGATAAGGATTACCTACGCGATACTGAACGCCAACCGGCGCAGTCAGTATGTGATTAAAGATAGGCGCAATCCCTGCTTCTTCACAGACCATTTGAGCCAAGTCATTAAAGCTTGTGGGAATTCCTGAGCATAAGTTCCAAGTACCGTCATAGCCGGTCTGAACGTGCCAGAGAACAGCCTGAACAATGTCCTCAATGTGGATGAAGTCGCGCACCTGCTCACCGTCACCCCAAATGTCAAAGACTTCTACCCCGGCTAATGCGCGGTCAATAAAACTAGGGAACGGGTAATCTGCATCTTGATCTGAGCCGTATCCGCTAAATGGTCTAAAGATAAACATCTTGGAATCGGTCACAAATTGCGCAAGATACTCCCCGGTTAATTTTGCCCAGCCGTAAGTAAGGTCAGGATTGCTAACTGCATCTAGGCGAATGTCTGACTCTGCTAAACGGTATCTGTGTTCTGGCTTTTGTAGCTCGATTGGGTAAGCAGCAGAACTAGAGAAGTAGACCACGTTCTTAGGCTTAGTCTTTTGCACCCAATTAAAAAACTCTGCATCTATGGATAAGTCAGTGGCTACGCTTAGTGGCTCACCTTCGATAGTTGCGCGACCACCAACAATAGCGGCTAGGTGAATTACTAAGTCAAACTGTTCTGAATTGCGCTTGAAGAAATCCCGGCAATCGTGTCCGTCTTTTAAGTCAATCCCGGTGATCTTGCTATTAGGCAAAGCCTTTACAAAGTTACGACCAACAAAGCCCTTATGCCCGGTGATAAGTATCTTCATTACCAAGCCTTTACGTTCTCAACATCGTTAGCAAATTCAGTGGCAAGGTACTCAGCAAAGATAGCCTGATCGCCGTTGTGCATTTCAGGCGTGTTCACAGCTGCGTAACGGTCATCGTGTTCAGCCTTGCCGTTTGTGTAGTGCAGGTGTTCAAGGATTACATCTGGCAAATAGTTGCAATTACCTAGAGCCTTACCCATTGCAAGCCAGTAGTTATCTAGGAACAAATGCTTTAGGGCTGGTGGTGACATAAAGCCCGTAGCCCTGATAATCTTGCTAGACATAACTACGGCAGTTGGCAGGTTCTCGCCTTGCAGTAAATCGTTACCGTAAGCAATGCCGGGCTGATCGCCAATGGCTTCTGCAAGTTTCGTATCCCAACCACCAGTGCGCGGTAGGTGGTCATCACCCATGAAGCAGATGTAGTCATAGTCAGGCGCAAACCATAAAGCCCAGTGGTTTAGAGTGCCATTCATTCCCATACGGTTGGCGATACAGACCTTGACGTTATCTAGCCCAGCCGTTTCTGCCATAAGCCCGTTATAGGTTTTCACGTCATCTGCATCTATTGCAAAGACAACTTCCGTAAAGTCTGCTGTTGCGTTGATTGCTTCAAATAAACGAATCGCGTTATCGTTGCGACCCCGTGTAGGAATAATCGTAAGCATTCTCATTGTTGTACCAATCTCCAAAAGGTGTCCCCGGCTTTATCTATCATGTGTCTTAAGTGATCTGCATCTTGCCAATCTTGAACTGACGTGATGCCTACGTTGTCGTTGGTGTGAATCCTGCACCCTGAAAGAACGGCTTCCATAACTGCGCGACATTCAGACTCAAACGCTAACGGCAAATGCACAAACCATTCGACCCTAGCCATAGCATCTAGAACCTGTTCACGCGGTACATCTGTAAGAGCTTTGAATTCATAACCTGCCTGCGCTGCCCAAAGTTCTGCTTTTAATCTGCCTTTAAGCGGATGGTTTCGAGCTGCCCATAAAGCCCAAGGTTGTTTGTCTAAATGGTCATAACACTTACTGGTGTCAAAGTAACTTAAAACCTGAGCTGTTTTGCGTGGCTTTGCCCAAGATAACTCCCTGCGCATGTGTGCCGGGGTATGGGTTACAAATAAACGACTGCCAGAGATTAAAGAATTAAGCCCTGCCCTTGGTGTCTGTAAATGATGCACAAACACGAACGGGTCATGCTTGCTCAGTTCATACAACTGAACATCTGTAAACGCATCTGTTCCGGTGACAATGACCGAATCAAACTTGCTTGGCTCAAACTGATCAAATGTGTATGGCGTGACAATTTCGATCTCATAGTCCAAAGGTGCTTGCAAGCGGTATTCGTAGTCTGACATTTCTGCGCCACCTGCAAACTGCCCACTGAATAGCCCTTCCTGCCCCACAGAGCCATTCTCAGGCACTTTAACCTGATTCTCAACGTGATGTGTGTACCAGCCTATTTTCACGCTCTACATCCGTTCTAGGGCTTTGGACTCCAAAACCTTTAGTGCAGGTTTCCAGTGTTCTTCAAAGACCGTATCTGCGTTATACGCTTTGGCAAACTCTTGCGCCTTTTCTGACCTGCCACGACCACGCTGATAAGCCTGCTCTAGCGCATCCACAATGCCGGGAACGCTAGGCATGTGGAACCAACTTGCCTGCGGTGCATCCCAAAGTGGCTGACCTTCAATTAACCAGCCGTCACCCAGTAACTCTGTTGAAGCTGCAAAGTCAGAAATAATAACTGGCGTGCCACAGGCTTGCGCTTCGATAGTTGGAATACCAAAACCTTCACCGTATGAGGTAGCAAGTAGAACATCCATAGCCGTATAGATCGTTGCTAGTGTCTGTTGCTCAATTCCGGTGCGGTAGGTGTACGGATCAACAAACCTAAACTTTTCTTCAGGCACTCCACAAGACTGAAGTAGTTGCATCAACTTAATTCCGCCAAGTGCGCCCAACTGATCTGTGTGCAAATACAAAACTACGTCATCGTGCTTTTGAGCAAACATCGAGAACGCAAGAATGTTTTCGCCAAATGCTTTGCGGTTAGGACTTACGCCTTTATTAGCTGCATTCATTCCGACAACAAACTTATCTTCGTCAATGCCTATAAAGTCGCGCCCAGTAGTTCCCTTATGGCGTTTCATTGGCTTAAAGACTGACTCAATGCCGTGTGGGACATAAAGAGATTCAATCCCTACGTTCTCAATCATTGCCTGCCCATACTGGCTCATGGCGATAGGAGTTACAAAGTCATTGCGTAGCCACTTAATTACTTCTGGCGGTGCAGGAATGTGATCAACAGGAACCCAACTTGCTACGTTCCAATCGCTCCACCTATCGCCTTTGAATACCCATACGTCATAAAGCGTGAAAAGAATGTGCGGTTGCTTTGGATGGCGCGAAGTCCAGTCGTGCATGTGCGCTGGAACTACATCATTTGAATAAAGGTCTGCGCCACGTTGATAAACGGGCATACCTTCCCAGTCAGTGTTAGAACCTTCTAGACCGTAGTTGTTAAAGATTGCAACATCGTGGCCTAATGCTTTGAGTCGTTGAGTGACTTGCGCTGTTTGTGTGCCGTAACCAGTCGCAGCCCAAGGCGCGTTAGAGTTCCAGCCAATACATAGGGGTTTGCTCACAGGTGTTCCTTAGATCGCAGGTAGTCAAACCTTAACCTAAAACCTGCCAAAACAAAAGCAGAACCCCACCAAGCCTGCGCTCCCGGTGGGGTTCTACGTTTTGGGGTGCTATTACTAGCTGGCTCCGCCTGCGAAGTACTTCACATGGCTGGTCTGAATTAGATTGCCGTCTACGCGCATTGTGGCGCGGAAGGTAATCAAGTCATTCTGGAATGCGTAATCGTCTGAACGATCTAGGCGCAATCCGCCAACTGTGCGTGCGAAGTAGCTAGGTAGGTGTCCGAAGATAACGGACTTAGCTGATGTTGCTGGAGCTGCCATTGCTGGGTTCTCAAAGATTGGGTAACCAAGCAATAGATCGCGTGCATCTGCCGATAGTGATGGGCTGAACAGGTATTGACCTGCTGAATCCTTCAACTTGCGAACAGCTGCGATTGACTGGGCGTTCATCTGCCAGCCAGTTCCCGGAAGGGTGCGACCTGCGGTATCAACGCTGTAAACCAAGTCAATTAGGTTGTCAGCAGTGAATGCGCCTGTTACGCCGGTTCCGCCAGTGATGCCTGAACCTGCGGCAGTTACGATACCTGTTGGCTGTACTGTTCCAGTTCCAGTTGTTAGTGCGCCATTGACTGCGTAGCCAAGTGCGTTACCTGTTTGCTGGGCAAGGAATCCAAGGATATCAACGCCTGCATCTTCAACCATTTCACGGCTGATCTGGGTCAAGAATGAGTACTTGTAAGCACCAAGGGTCTTGAATGCGTTGAATGCTGGATCGCTTTCGCCAATTGCAGCTGCTTCAGCAGAAACTGTACCAACGCTGTATGCAGATAGTGAAGGAATCTGAAGATTCTCGCCACCGGCTGTGTTAAGGATGGTTGATGTTTCTAGCATTGGGCCAACGTGACGAGCAAGCATGATTACCTGATCGTAGAAAGAAGTTGGAACTGGTGCGCCAGTCGAACCCTTTGTTACATCGCGCTTCTCGAACGAGTGGGAACGAATCTCACCGCGTGCTAGGGAACGGATTAGTTCAGCTTCGTTGATTTCTGGAACAGAAACAACTTCTGGCTTAACTTGTGCTTCGAAACCCTTCATAGCTTCAGCTGCACGCTCTTCGCGCTCTGCTTGTGCCTTCATGGTTTCCATTACCTGTGAACGCTGATCAAGGTCTGCCATGATGCGGTCATAAGTTTGGTTTTCTTCTGCGGATAGATCGCGCTTTTCAGCTGCTGCTGAGTCGAGAAGAGCCTTTGCTTCTTCCCAAGCCTTAGCGCGTGCTTCCGCTTGCTGACGGATGTAGTCAGACATGTGGACTCCTAAAGTCTTAGATTGGATTGGGTCTTGCAGGGATTCTGTGTGGCTCCACGACAGAAAAGCGCAATGGTGGCTCCACGCAATCGCACACTCTAATTATGGCACAATAAAAAACGGCTCAGATGCTTCCCCACATCCGAACCGTTCTTTGTAATTATGTTAGAACGCTTTAAGCATTAAATCAAGTTGTTTGCGTTTAATTTCTAGCAAGTCTGCTGGATTTGGTTGATCTGCTCTAAGTTTGGAAACAACTTCAGTAAGAATTTCAGCTTGTGTGTCAGTTAATGTTTGACCTTCTTCAAGTCGAACCATTGCATCTGCTAAAGAATCTGCATCAACTAAAGTGCGAGTTGCAAGAATGTCAATAGTACGAACGTCAGCAGTTGTTGCTTCATAGGCTGGGAATCCAGTAACAACAGAAACTTCATGTAAACGGATTTGGTGTAGTTCCCGTGTAGATCCGTCACTGCTCCACTTGTCACCGTTTGGCGGAACTGAGAAACCAAAACTCATTGAGTGAACATCTCCACGTTGCATCAAAACTGATAAGTCACGACCAACGGTTGTTTCAGGCAGTTTGGCTTCAGCTAATAAGCCCTTTGAATCTTCTGTAAGTCTTAGGGTTCCAGAACGTGTAGAAGCAAGAATATGATCCATGTTGTGATTCATAAACATTTTCACTTCGTTGCGTGTTTTCAATGAACGCTGAAAAGCACCGGTACGAATGTACTCAGTGAAAGGTAGTGGTTCAGAAGGCGAATCGAAAACCGCAGCATATCCTCTGAAGGTCATTTTGTCAGAACTTGCTTCACCTTCAAAATTAAGTTCAAAATTTGCCGGACTTGTTCTGCGTTCAACGGTTTTCAAAGTTACTCCAATTTAGAAATTGCGTTAAGTCTATTTTGGCATAAAAAAATGGCGGAATTGCTTCCGCCACTCTATTTGTTTATTTAGTAAGTTCCGGGAGCCGATTGCATCTTTGGTTCGCCTTCCCAAACTCCGATAATTCCTTCGTATTCGTTGGAACCTTTAGAAACCCAGCCATAAGAGTTGAACTTTACTTTCCGCTTGAAGGGCTTTCCTTCTGGTTCTGAACTAGGCACAACGCCAACCACAGAAGGCCATTGTTCTGAACTTGGAATTACTTCTTTTTGTATCTTCTGAAACTTGGCCCATTGACCTTCAAAGCTGATCACTTCATAGAATTCATAGAAAGTGGCTTCGTAACCCCACACGCCATAAACAATCTGACCAACAACAGGTGTTTCCTGCATCATCTCGCTACTCCTTAATCTCACTTACATACTGAGTGTATAACAAAAGATTAAGAAAAGCAACTTTTAAGCAGGATTTGGTATCTCAATGTCGGGAATTTCAGCAACAATTTCAAGGGAATCTCCTCTTTGCTGAATTTCTTTTATTTCATAGGTTATTTGTTCCCATAATTTGAGCATTTCTGGCGTTAATTTGTACCTAAAGCTAGATTGTGACTTTTTTAGGGCTATGTGAACGTACATTTTCTCAATTATTTCTGCCTGTACCATTACTCACCAGCCTTTGCTAAGAAGGCGTTGTAACCTTCTTCATCATTCACCTTGAATTTACCATTTTTGCCACTTGCAAGCAACTTTAGGTCACCGGTGGTATCAAAAAGGTTAATTTCATCAAATTGATCTACGATTTTTGGCAAAACGCTACTAACTCCGGCATGTGTACCCCTGATCACTGATTCAGGAACATATCTACCGGTTTTTTTACCTCTTGCATTTGCTCTATCTACTGCAACTTGAGTAGGAACAGTGGCGTAATTGCCAACAACTCTGTAATTGGCATCTTTTGCTTTCTTTATTTTCTTACCCATGCTGGCTTCTGAACTATCTCCAGTTCCATCAGCTACAACATCTCGCTTAGTTTCAAAGGCTGCTGCTTGTATTCGCTTTGCAACATAGCTTGATTCTTCATGCGTAAATGCAGCTCTGTTGGTATCTCCCTGCATTCGATCCCATTCAGGCAACTTTTCTTTGACTTCATCCGGGTTTACTTGAACTGCTTTATCCGTAGAAGGAATGTTTACTTTCGAATCTTTAAGCATTGTGGACTTACCGGCAGCAGGCCCACCGCCCATGACGTAATACGTTGGATTATCTGAAACAGGAACGCCAGAAACTGCATCTGCAACTATTTTGTCGTGTAGCGCTTGTCTTTCTGGTGTAAATGAATAGGAACCATCAGCATTTTCTCTTAAATGCGGTGCAGCTGATCCGCCACGAAAATCTGAAGCCATTTCTTTGGTAATTTCAATGTTTCCCTGACCAACTTCTCCACCGCCACCCTTGCCATGTGACTTTTGATCATGTTTACCAGTTAAATGTCGTTGCTCTTCTTCTTTGACTTTTTCTGCAACGCCTAACGCATACTGCATTGCTGCTCTTGCTTTTGTTTTAGAAGGGCCAGATCCCCAAAGTAAATGAGCTACCACTCCTTTAGAAGGATAATTTGGTGATTTAGGATCGGCATCAGGACTATCCAAATCGTCTAAATGGCGTGCAATCCAAGCTGCCATTCTTACCCATTTATCGTCTGTGACTGTTCCGCGTGCCATCAATCGAGCTTCACGAATAGTTTTTTGAGTTAAACCATCTCCGCCCTTGCCTTCTGAGTAGTAATCTAACCCACGTCTTGCAGCTGCACGCATAAAAGCAGGTGCTTTTTTGTTAATAGCACGATCTTCTAAATCATTAACATCTTCTAGATCATCTACTTGGTCATCTTCCATGTCATCATCTGACTTTTCTGCCCAAGCGTTGCAGTAGTAACCGCCATCAACAAATTCATCCCATTTGTCGCACCATGCTTTAGTGCCTTCTTCATTCTGACGTTCTTCATTAAAAAACACGCAGTTTCCACAGGCGCGACCTTCTGGAACATCTTGCGCTAGTGCTGGTCTGTAATTCTCAGGCAAGGCGCGTTCGCCACCCGGCTCTAATTTTTCAGCCAAAGACAAAGCAACCATTTGTTTTACTGCATCTTGCTTGCTTTCATGGCAGCCTAAAACTTCGCCATCTTGTTTCGTAGTTGCCCAGCCTGAACAACCTTCTGCTTTATCTGTTATGAAGTATGGCATTAGTAAAGTGTCTGCCTTATCCAGTGAATACTTGCACCGGCACTTTCAGCAACTACGAATAGTGCTTCACCCGGATTGAGTAATAAGTCCATTTGTTCAAGTTTAACTAAACCAAAACCATTGTTAATCGTTACATCACCATTACCAATGTAAACAGTTTTGTCATTACTAGCGTTAAAAATACGAATACGAGAAGGATTGGGACTTTGCCCGTCTATCTGTGAAGGTGTGGTCAGAACTGCTGTGTGACCTGTGCTGATAGCCATTGAGAATCCTTAGAGCATTAGAAGCAGTTCTGCTTCATCTTCTAGTATTGACCATTCTACTTGCGCACTGACATTTGTAGAGAATTTTGGACTCAGTGCCGATGTTGTAGCCGTGATCGTTGCAGGCATTCTTACAGGTCGTGCTGGTGGTGTTTCAACTATTACAGGTGTTGGTGGCTGTGGTGCTGGTTCAACCTTTGGCTGACGTTTTGGCGGTGCAGGGTATGGGCGATTGGAACCGTAGCCCGGAGCAACAGGTTCTGGCGGTGTTGGCGGTATAACAGTTGAAGTAGCACTAGCTGATAGTTCACCAAGCAAACCCATAAATACGGGTTTGATCGTTGGCAATGTGTCTGCTGTTGAAGTAATCGCTCGAAGTGCAGATTCAGCCGTTGCAACGTGAGTAACAAGAGCATCAGAAAT